AAACTTTTCTGTTTTGGAAGCTCGGGAGGATATCCTCCACTACACCATCAAAACGATGATGGGTAGTTCGATATAGGTGTATTTAGACTTTTGTCTGAGTATGCCGGCTGGTTCCAAGAAATTGGATTTAACCAGTCCTAAAGTAGGCGGATGGAAACCGCCTTGCCGGGAGTAGATAATACTTTCGGTGCTTTCCCTGTTAAATGAGGGTAGCCCGTCACCTAGTCCTGTTATAGACTAGGCAAGCTGGAGAGATAAACTCCCCTTGCGAAAGCGATGAGGGCCCACTTGATTAACCAGATACCTTTATTACTAAAGATATGAAACAATACTTCTTATTAATTAAATTAATAAGGACTGCTTCAGTTGTACTTTTCTCAAATAGAGAATTTCGACGTCTGGTATGAGCATACCTCCTTTATTTCCATAAACTCCGTGAGGAGAATGGTCTTAAATTTGCTGTGAAGCAATTTAAGGATATAAGGTTACATATAACACGTTATATAAGTGGAAATCCACTTCGTGTTAATAAAACCTATATATCTCTAAAGGAGGGGTTCCCCACAAGATTTTTAGCCTTAAAGAGCTTTATAGATAGGAATCGAGAGGACGTGTCTGCTATGAGAGCCGTAATGACTCTTATTTGCTTTACACGGGCTGTTGATCCTACAAAGAAGGAAGCTAAGAAATTAGCTCCCGACTTCTCTTCCATTACGGATGAGTATAAAGGTCGTTCCTATACGATACCAGTCAAGTTTATTAGGGAATTTATATCCTTTTATAAATTTGAAAGGATTTATGATTGCGATATACAAAAGGAAGCTTACTTTTCTATGAAGAGTAGTCCTTTTGGAATTGCTATCTTATCCTCCTGGTATAGTTTATTGGGTCTGAGTTATTCCCTTTTGAATTCATTATTCGTTTTGAGTAATGATTCGAAGGTATTAACGGATCTTTACAACTTTTGTTGAAAGAACTATGAGTTAGTTAAGGACAAGCGTCTGGTGAAAACCGGACATTCTGGAAAACTTGGAGTAATCCGAGATCCTGAATTGAAAATGAGAGTCATAGCTATGCTAGACTACTATTCTCAGCTTTTCCTAAAACCTATTCATACAGACCTATTAGGTATGTTAGAAAGGCTACCTTGTGATAGAACTTTTACGCAGAGCCCACAGTTATCTGTAGAGCCACTTCAAGGTCATATGTATTGATCAATTGACCTCTCTTCAGCAACTGATAGATTTCCGGTTAAACTTCAACAGAAGTTGATCCGGGCCATTTATGGGGAAGTAATTTCCCAGGAATGGTTAAATTTATTAGTTAATCGAATATATTCCTATAAGGAGCTAACACTAAGATATAGTGTAGGGCAACCTATGGGGGCATATTCGAGCTGAGTGACTTTTTCCCTTACTCACCATCTCTGTGTGCACTGATGTGCACACCTTGAAGGGTTTAAACTAGGTTGTTTCAAGAATTATATAATTCTTGGTGATGACGTAGTTATAAATCACGACAAGGTAGCTAAACGCTATATGAGACTGATGAGGGCATTAGGTGTGGACATATCTTTTAACAAAACTCATATAAGTTTAACAACTTACGAGTTTGCTAAAAGGTGGTTCAGACGGGGTCATGAGATAACTGGTTTACCGTTAGGGGGAATTATAAGAAATTATAATAATCCCAAAGTAGTTTATACTATAGTCTTTGAATATTTTCAAAGATTAAGTTTGACTACGTCGGTTTTCCAGTTCCTATATCATTGTTATAATGGCGTATATGTCAGACGCTTCGGTAGATTTAACTACCAAAAGCTCTTTAGTCATATGCGACATTATGAGATGGCGGTAAAGTTCAAGAATGATCTGCTAACTGCAGATCAACTTAGAACCTACCTGGTTGGAATCTTGAAAGATTCCGCTATGGCACTGCCGTTGGATTTAGTCCCCTTGATTAGGGAATCCATCTTTGATGGTTCTCTTTCCTTAATTCACAAGAATGTGAATTCCTTAATGAGTATTAAGGAGGATTTTATTGCTAAAATCTTCCCTAAAGACAGTATTGATCTTAATGATCTTTACAGCTCTCCATTAGTGAATTCACTATCTAACTTTTTAGCTAGGTGTATCGAAACAATCGAACACTCTAGTTCGGAGAAGGATCCTCGAGTAGTTCTCGAATCCTTATCAGGTATTGTTTTACCTGATTTAGATAAGCTGACCTTGCAGGTACGTAATGTACAGGTAAGGGTGGCTATTCTAGATAAAGTGTGGAAAGAGGCTATATATTCTATCTCAAAAAGGTACGAAACTGACCAATATTTTGGCAGTAGTACGCAAGTTGAGATAGACTACGTAAACATGTCCGGACATTCTCGTGTTGTTCTTCATAATTTGAAGACAATACGGAATTTCCAAATCATACCGATTGTTGAACGAACTATTGTCAAACCGACCTCGTGAGAGACGTTAGACTGAAGTAAGTTCCCTACATAAGCT